TTAGAAGTGTACAAATTTATTACGATCAAACAACTAGCGGTAAGTCAATTGAATCAATTGTTGGTGCTCACCAAAACCTGGCCTTTACATAATAGGAAAATAAAATGCCATTAGGTAAAAACGCAGATGCCGGAGATTACGTAAAAGATTTTTACAAATCGAAAGCTCCACAGTTCAAAGGTAAGTCAAAGGCCAAACGTAGGCAGATGGCAGTAGCTGCGTATCTTGATAAAAAAGATAGTGTAAAAGAAGATGCACCTACAGTAAATACTGGATCTATACCGAATCCTGCTGACACTGCTATGGGTCCAAGGTTCAAACCTAGGACAGTACATGATCGTAGGAAGAAAAAAGGTAGACCACTTTTGCTAAAACGATTTCGAGACTATTATAACGAAAAGGGTATCGGATGAGCAAAATGAGAAATATTGCTGCGATTCTCGGTAGAACCGAAGCAGCTAACTTAGATAATAGTCCGGGTATAGATTTAGACGATAAGGTAGCAGATTCATCTGTTGTTAGTAGTATATTGGCTGGATCTACTATGGCTGTTTACTCAAGTGTTGATTCTTTACCGGGATCACCGACTGCTGGCAGCCAAGCATTTGTAATTGGAAATCAAAGACTATATACTGCTCGAAACTCTGCAGTTGGTTCTGGTTGGTATAACGTAGCTCTTATCAATGCCACTCCAACATTATCTCTTAGTTCTTCTGGCACAATTGCGTTGACTGCTGGATCAGCAACTACTATTACAATGACAGCAGCAGACTCAGATAATTCTAATGCCAATCTAACATTATCGCTAGAATCTGGTGGAGATCTATTTAAGTTTGCTACGGTATCTCGAGATTCATCAGTTGTAACGATTACTCCAAGAACACAAGATTCTGCTACTGCACTAGGATCAGATGGATCTGCTACTTTAACATTTAAGGCAAGTGATGGAATAAGCCAAGCCACAGTACAAAATACATTCACTTTATCTTTTGGTCCAGATTGGACTGGTAGTTTCACTAGATCAACTCTCGCACCATCCCCTAGCCCTGGCAACTATAACCAAATTAATGCTGGCGCTTCAGTGGCAATAAGTGCTGATGGTAATTATGTTGCCAGTGGCGCGCCCGCGGATGGTAGCAGTGGAAATACTGGTGGAAGTGTTTATATATATGTAAAGTCTGGATCGACATGGTCTCAACAACAAAAAATACAAGCGAGCGATAATAACGCCGGCGATTATCTTGGCGATAGAGTTGAGATGAATAGTGATGGTACATATCTTATTGCCGGCGCTTGGTATGATGATGCTAATGGTACTAATTCTGGAGCTTCATATATTTTTACCAGATCAGGTACTACTTGGTCTCAACAAGCAAAATTAGATGATCGTACCGGTGGTTCACATAACGCTGGTAGGGCCTGTGCAATTAGTTCGGATGGCTCTTATGCTGCTTTTGGTTCGAACTCTAACACTTCGGATGCATACTCTACCACCGGTAGTGTAACTGTCTTTACACGATCCGGTACTAGTTGGTCAGTACAACAAAAATTTCAACCCGCCGATATAGCTAGCAGTGATCTTTTTGGTGTTGGAGTAGCCATGAGCGATGATGCTACTGATATTGCAGCTGCAGCCTATAACCAAAATAGTTCTCAAGGTAGTGTTTATGTTTGGACAAGATCTGGTACTAGTTGGACACAACAAGCAAAGCTAACAGCATCAGATGGTGCTGCAAATGATAACTTAGGAACAAATAATGGCCATGGAGTAGACATAAGCGGTGATGGAAATTATGTTGTAGCTGGAGCAGAAAATCACAATTCCAACGGAGCAGCTTATGTTTGGGTGAGATCTGGTTCTAGTTGGACACAACAAGCAAAGCTAACAGCATCAGATGGCGAAGCAACTGATCGCTTCGGGCATTGTGTTAGAATTAATGAAAATGGAAGCCAAATAATTGTTGTGGCTCATCTTGAAGACACTGGTGGCAGCAACCGTGGATCAGCTTATATTTTTACTAGATCAGGAACTTCGTGGTCAGAAACAGCTATATTGCGAAATAATACATCACCTGTTTCTGGACGGATGGAAGCCGCCGCAATTAACGCAAATGGTAATGCTATAGTAACGGGTGTTATCAACAACAGTGTTGCCGGCACCAACGTTGGTGCCGCATACGTCTATGACTTAGATTAATAAAGGATTAATAAATGACAAAGGCTAGAGATTTTGCAATGATGGTCGGAAGATCAGAAGCGATTAATCCTACACGAGTAGCATTGCTTGATGGTAATACGATAACTGTAACAGATTCTGCTACAGTATCTTCAATCATAGGCAACGTTGGTACTGCTGTATATGATTCTCTTGGAGCTTTGCCTGTTGCCGGATTAACTGCAGGTCAACAAGCTTTTGTAAATTCAAATAATAGACTATATATTTCTAATGGTTCAGGCTGGTATAATGTTGCAACTATTAACGCAACTCCAACTTTAACGACTAGTCCTACAGGAACAATTGCTTTGGCTGCCGGGTCAGCAACTGTAGTTACAATGACAGCGGCCGACTCTGATGGTACTACACCAGCACTAAGTCTTGAATCTGGTGGAGACTTATTTAAGTTTGCCACAGTATCACAAGATTCTTCAGTTGTAACTATTACTCCGCGGACTGCAGATTCTGCTACTGCACTAGGATCAGATGGATCAGCCACACTAACGTTTAAAGCCTCAGATGGTATTGGTGTTGCATCGGTAGTAAATACATTTACTCTATCATTTGGTATTAACTGGGCCACAGACACTATTACTGAAACAATAGTAAGAGCAAGCAACGGTGGCACCGGTGATTATTTTGGCCACAAAAATTGTGCATTAAACCATGACGGCACATACATGGCTGTTGGTGCACATAACGAAGATACTGGCGCTACTAACGCAGGAAGTGTTTACATATATTATTATAATGGCTCAAGTTGGGCTGAGCAACAACACTTAACTCGACCAGTCGGCACTGAAGCAAAATTCGGGTTAGGTTCATCTATTAATGGTGATGGCGATATTGCTGTGTTTGGTGGTCAAGCTGGCACGAATACAGGTGCTGCTTATGTGTACACTAGATCAGGTACAACATGGACTTATAGAGCAAGGCTTCAAGGTAATGATCTTTCAGATTATGATCAATTCGCCATGAAAGGTCAGGATCTTGCTATGAGTAAAACAGGTGACTATATAGCTATAGGTGCTGAAGAGCAAAGCAATACAAGAGGAGCATTATATGTTTTCACAGGGTCAGGTGCATCTTGGAGTCAGCAAGCAAAAATTCTTCACTCTAGTGCTGCCAGCTATGATCAATTTGGTCAATCTGTAGATATTAATAATGATGGAACATACATAATTGCCGGTGCACAAGCTCATGACACTGGTGGAGCTAACACAGGTTCGGCATTTATTTTTACTCGATCAGGATCAACTTGGTCACAACAAGCAGAATTGCAAGGCACTGATACTGCAGCAGGTCATAGAATTGGACGTGGTGTTGCTATTAATGGAGACGGCACTTATGCCGCAGCGGGTGCAATATACACTACTAATAACTATGCTTCAGATGGTACTGTCTATGTGTTTACTCGATCAGGCACAAGTTGGTCACAACAAGCAAAAATTTCTTTAGGTGCTGCAGGAGCAATATATAATTATTTTGGTTGTAATGTAACCTTAAATGATGATGGTGATCTTTTAGCTGTAGCTGCTGGTGGTTATAATACCAACCAACAAGGAAAAATACACATATATTCTAGAAGCGGTACAACTTGGTCATTAGTAAAATCACTTGCTGCAACAGGTGATGCCGGAACCGGCCAAACACTTGCATTTGCCGGTGATCAAATTTCTGCAACTACTATGAGTGGAAACGGTTCAGTTGTTGTTGGAACATCAGCAAGATATAACTCTAACCAAGGGCAGGCACATATTTACTACAAAGCTTAGGTAGAATTACTATTTACTTTTACTCCATTTTGTGGTATAATATATAATACTATACGGAGTAGATGATGATTGATTTGAAAAGCATCCACGAAATGTGGGCTAAAGATTGTAATATTGATGCAAATAAACTAGACGAAGCATCGCGGCAAGCTCCTCTCTTGCATGCAAAATACTTAGAACTTATATCAACATACAAGCTTCAACTCAAAAAGACTGAGTTTGAGCAGAAAAAGCTATTGAAAGATAAATGGCTTTGGTATAATGGTAAGATGTCTCAAGAAGAAATGGAAGAGAAAGGCTGGAATCCAGATCCGTTCAATGGATTAAAAATTCTGAAAGGTGAGATGGATCATTACTATGATACTGATCCAGAAATACAAGAGTCAGAATTAAGAATACAGTACTATAAGAATGTAATAGATACATTAACAGAAATAATTTCAAATGTCAATTGGCGACATCAAACTATTGGAAATATGATTAAGTGGAAACAATTCGAGTCAGGCTTCTAAATCATGCTAATATGCATGTTGATTGTGAATCAGGTGTAGCACAAGAACTCAACGAGTTTTTCTCGTTCTATGTACCGGGTTACAAATTCATGCCGGCATTTAGAAATAAAATGTGGGATGGAAAGATTCGTCTGTATAATATATCCACCGGTGAATTACCGGCTGGACTGTATTTACACTTACTTAAATTTGTAGAACAACGTGGATACGAGCTTGCTTGTTATGATGATGACAAGTATGGAACTGTTGATCAACATAATAAAGTAGATGTAAAGGAACTCTATTCTTTTATACAAAGATTGCAATTGCCGTTTCCTATTCGTGATTATCAGTTTGATGCTGTGTCAACCGGTGTACATCGAAAACGCTCGATTTTATTATCACCTACAGGATCCGGTAAATCACTTATCATATATGCTCTTATGAGATGGTACCTTCACTACCACGATAAGAGTGCGCTTATTATTGTACCGACTACATCATTGGTTGAACAATTAACAAACGATTTTAAAGAATACGGTATGGATGCAGAAAACTTAGTCCATAAAATTTATTCTGGTAAAGATAAAATAACGAATAAAAGAATTATAATTAGTACATGGCAATCGATATATAAACTACCTCGACAATGGTTTGCTAAATTTGGTGTAATATTCGGTGATGAATGCCATGGATTCAAATCAAAATCTTTAATGTCTATTATGAATAAGGCTACAGAAGCGGAGTATAGATATGGTACAACAGGAACACTCGATGGAAGTCAAACACATGAGCTGGCACTTCAAGGTCTCTTCGGATCAATATACCGCGTTACCTCAACAAAATCATTACAAGATAACGACACACTGGCAAAGCTCGCAATTAAAAGAGTTGTCCTCAACTATTCAGAAGAAGAACGAAAATCAAAAACCGGACTGGCCTATATGGACGAAATTTCTTACTTAGTAGGAAACACATCTAGAAATCGATTTATTACTAATTTAGCTGCAAGCTTGAATGGTAATACACTAGTATTATTTCAAAGAGTAGAACAACATGGTAAGGTACTTTTTGATTTAATAGATAGAAAGGTAGAAGAAAATCGTAAAGTATTTTTTGTTGCTGGTGAAACAGATACCACAGATAGAGAAGCTATAAGAGGAATAGTTGAAAAACAAAAAGATTCAATTACAGTTGCTTCACTCGGTACATTCTCAACAGGGATAAATATTAGGAACCTACATAATATTATATTTGCTTCGCCAAGTAAATCACAAATACGAGTGTTGCAAAGTATAGGTAGAGGTTTAAGAAAAAGTGACGACGGTAGAGTTACGGAGCTCTATGATATATCAGATGATTTAAGCTGGAAGACTAAAAAGAATTTTTCATTATTACATTCCTTTGAAAGGTTAAAGATGTACCAAAAAGAAGAGTTTCAGTATCAGACAATTAAGGTGGAGATTAAGTAATGGCTACAGGAGAATTTAGACAATTCAAGCTAACTAATCAAGACGAAATTATTGCTGAGGTAATAGATCACGGTGACGATGATACGCCTGATATTATTGTACGCAAAGTTATGAAAATCATTGTGGTTGATGACTATGATGAAAACGTTAGGTTCTATACGTTTAAACCATGGTTATCATTTCAAGATGATATCGAAGAATTAAGCGCATTAAATTCTGTACATGTTGTTGGTGAGGCTACTCCTTCTAAAACAGTTATGTTGCATTATGTTAAATCACTATCAGAAGTTGACAAATATAATAAGCTAAAACAAGCTGGTATGGATATGAACGAAATCGCTGATACTATTAAAGATATGACTGATGAAGAAATGGACGATTTTTTAGAATTAAAATTTGGCCAAGATAATAATCTTATGGATTCAAGTGATCCTAAGATTATTAAATTTAGACCAAGAAACAAAGGCGATGGCACGTTACACTAGATATCCTGCTCCCTTAATAGATAATATATTATACCATAGAAAGTGCAAGTTGTACACCGTTAATTTTTATTCTTAGTGTAAGGTTTTACTATATACATTCTAGTGAAAATTTGATATAATAGTACTTATAAAATGAAGGAATGTAAAATGGCCAGACAAAAACGGGCTAGCATTCATTATGTAAATAACGCCGAGTTTTCTCAAGCAGTTGTAGATTATGTTATGACTGTACAAGAAGCTAAAAAAGAATTTCAAGTTCTACCCATTGTACCTGATTATATTGCTCAGTGCTTCTTACGAATCGCTGAAGGTTTGTCTCACAAATCTAATTTTATTCGCTATA